CAGCCATATGACATTAACGAAGGCAGTAATATCAGCATCACCGGCAATGAAAAAGGCCAATTGATGAAGAAGCACAATATTAAACCAGGAACAAGTGAATGGTTTAAATTATGGTTTAGTTTGCCGTATATGACAGGCGAAAAGCCTATTGGAGATTAATATGAGTTTTGAATTTGATTTTACACAAGAAAAAGTAACACACTTACTACACAAGAATAAAGAACCAGTATTCTGGTTCAACGCAATGAATACATACTTGCCAAAGTTTGGTATTACCACTGCGGCTCGTGTTGCAGGATTTGTAGCACAAGGACAACACGAAAGTGCAGACTTTACTATCTTACAAGAAAATCTAAACTACAGTGCTAAAGGCCTACGTGGTGTGTTTGGAAAGTATTTTCCAGATGATGCTATTGCAAATCAGTACGCTAAGAAAGCAGAGATGATTGCCAATCGCGTCTATGGTGGACGTATGGGCAACGGTCCCGAAGCATCAGGCGATGGATACAAGTTCCGTGGTCGTGGTGTACTACAGTTAACAGGTCGTGCAAACTACACACAATGTAGCCGTGATTTATTTGGTGATGACACACTGGCTAATGATCCTGACCTAGTACGCACACCAGAGTATGCTATTATCACTGCCTGCTGGTTCTGGTATAAGAACAAGTTAAATGAGATCTGCGACGCTGGTGATATTGTATTACTAAGTAAGCGTATCAACGGTGGCACTATTGGTTTAGAAGATCGTATCAAACACTGGAACGATGCACTAGACGTGTTTGAAAATTAATATGTTTTTAAGAGAATTAATGCAGAAGATAGGCCGAGAGGATTACGATCCAAACGGTCCACCGCCTGGTCCAGAAACTAAACCAACTATGCCTGCTGGCACAGTGAAGGTAGATGTTGATGATGTGTACGATTGGTATAAACTTGGACAGCATATTAGCAATATGAAAGGTCTTGGCAAACACGACTTTGGCAAAGGACCTCCAAGTACTATCTTTTCGTTTGGTAGCGAAGAAGAAGAACACAAGTATATTGATGCATTAAAAAAGACAGGTCTTACAACAACTGATATTGATCCTGTTGATCCTAATCAGCCTAAAGGTATGCCTCGCCAGAAAACTGATCCTACATATAACGTAGGTGAAGCTAAGAAACGTAAGCGTAAAAAAGTTAGACATGCAGCTTATGGTCCTGGACCTTATGGCGGCTATGGCTATGCTGTAGGTTACAGTGGCGAAGGTGGTGGAGACGGTGGAGGTGGTGAAAGCATTGAAAATGAAAACTTTGCTGACGGCAAGAATCCACAAGACAAAGGTGATGCCAAACGTCACGGTGTTCCTACTAAAGCCAGTGTAAGTTCGCTACGCAAGATTGCCAAACAAGGCGGCCGCAAAGGACAGTTGGCACATTGGATGGCCAATATGAAGGCTGGCAAAGCTAAGAAAAACGAAACACTTAGCGAAGCTGTTATACATCCGAATATAATGAATGCTCTAGAAGACTTTCTACCATTTGTTATGAAGATGTTAAAATTAGACAAACTGCCTAGAATCAGCGTTCATAAAACTATAGAGACAGGTGATCAACCTAGCTTTGGCGGATATAATCCAGAAGATAGTACTATACAACTTGCATTAAAAGATCGTCATCCTGCAGACATACTTAGAACACTAGCGCACGAGTTAGTACATTTTAAACAAGACTTGAACGGCACACTAAATGACGATAGCGGAATGACTGGCAGTAATGAAGAAAATCAAGCTAATTCACAGGCAGGAATCATTATGCGTCATTTTAACAAACAGTTCCCGCAATACTTAGAGTAATATTATGAAAATAAGAGAAATATTAATTAAAGAAACTGCTACTGCCGGTGCTACTAGTGCTGGTAATGTAAGTGTTGGTGCTGTTTACAAGAATAAACTAGGTAAGACTTATAAGAATAAAGACGGCACTGCCAAAAACGCACTAGATGTCAAAGGGGCTAATTTGCTCACTGGTGGCAGCTTAAAACGATAAATACTACGATATTGGAGAATTCTCAAAATGCAAGATAACTTTCACCGCCCAGACGATCACGAAGCAAAAATGGCTCGTGCCGATCTATTTAAATGTGCTCAATACAGCTTTAAGCTATTCAAAATGATCCAAGAAGATCAAGAGCTAGAAGGCTGGGTACAGGCTAAAATTACCAAGGCCGCTGACTACATTGCGTCTGTGTATCACTATATGGAATACGAAATGAAGATTAGTGAGTACGGTAGTGCTATTGAAAACAGCGACATGTATTCAGAAAGCATTCGTCGTTCATTTGCACAAAAGCTAACAGAAGCTAAGGTAGAGGCTAAGAAAGCTAAAGACGAGATGAAGAAAAAAGAGAAAGCTCTAGACGAAGAAAAATCTTCAACTGGTGGTGAGATTGATCGTTCTAAGAAAGGTGTTACCAAGCATAAAGAAAATCCAAATAGATTCAGCGATGAAGAGCATACTGAGCCTAAATCACAAGCTAAGTCAAAGTCTGCTGCTGAGAAAGCAGGTGACAAAGCCTACGATAAAGCACAAGAGAAAGACTCTAAAGCATGGGGCAAGGCTAATCCAGGCAAACAGACTATCATGAAGGGCGGAGTTAAAACTACTAACGAGACTGCTGTTCCTATGAATCCTGATGGTGCTACTGCTCCTCCAAAGAAAAATCCTAAGACAGGACGTTATCCTGTAATTACTTCTGGTCCTAATAAAGGTAAAGAGTGGAGTGCTGCTGCACCTGGTCCTACAAACCCTGCACTAGCTACGATGAAAGAGGCTGCTAAATCTAAAAAAGGTGACGGCAATCTAGCTAACAATGCTAAACCATACGATAAAGTCACACGTGGTGATGTCATTGCTGGACGTTTAGGCAAAGACGAAAAAGGTGGCAAGGACAAGAACGTTAAAGAAGCTGCGGCAAAATGTAATCACACTGACAAAGGTGAGAAGTGTCCAGTACACGGATTAAAAGAATGTGGTATGTATGAAGACGCTACAAAAACTATGAGTCGTGCAGCCAAAGGGCATGAAAAGTATGGCAAAGACGGTATGCAAGCATTAGCTAAAGCTGGTAAGGAAGGTAAGAGTCTAGAGCCAGTTAGAGCCAAGTACAACAAATACAATGAAAGCAACAAGTTTGACCCACTAAAACATGTTGAAAAGAAGTTTCAAACTCCGCCTATTAAACAAGCAGCCAAAGACGTTGATCGCAAAAGCTATGGTGATCGTACAGCATTAATGAAAGCTGCTGGTGTTAAAGATGATCGCGGCCCACGTGGTGTAACACAGGGTTAAATCATGGACATGAAGAAAATACTCCAAGCAATAGATGGCGTTAAGGCCAAAGCTGAAGTAAATTCTTCAGACATGAAAAAGTTTCTTACTATTGTAGAAGGTAAAGGACCGTTAAACCGTGCCACTAGTGCCGAAGCATTGACAATGCAACACTACACAGAACCTAAAAAAACAATTACTAATCCAGTGCTTAACGTACAAGAAGGCGCAACGCCTAGTATGATTGGTAAGTATTTTAAAGCAGTTGAAACTGAGCTTGCCGAAGCTGCAACTCGTAATAAAGATCGTTCTCGTCAACTAGCCGAACGTGTTGCTAAAAAAGTTATAGAGCAAGATATCACTCGTAGAGTAACTCCTAATGCAGACGGATCATTCCCTGATCCAAACATCAATCGTCTAACAGGCAAACCTAATCCTCCAGCAGCAGAACCAGGCCCCAGTAATGTAAAGTCAGGTGGCTCAACTGTTGAATACGGTGGAGAAATGTATGACGTAATGGTATTTGGTGACAAAGGTATTAGACCAAGAATAGCACGTAGTGACAAAGTTGTTAGTGCTAAGGTTTATACCATGGGCAACAAAATGTTTGTTCTATTAGATTCCCCAACTCAAGAAGCAGTTAATCCTGCACAACAGGCAGCTATAGCTATTGCAAAAAAGAAAGCAGGTAAGAAATAATGGACGAACTTAAAAAAGCAATGAAAATTGCATTTGCCAGTGAATATGCATTTGCTATCAAAGCACAAAACTTTCATTGGAATGTAGAAGGACCATTGTTCCCACAACTACATATGTTGTTTGCTACAGTTTATGAAGAAGTGTATGGTGCAATTGACGACTTTGCAGAAAATATTCGCAAGTTAGGTTCATATACACCTGCCAGCTATTCACGTTTCTCAATGCTAACACAAGTTGAAGATGAACTAAACATACTTGAAGATAGAGCAATGATTGCAGAATTACTACAAGATAGCGATAAAATGGTTAAATTGTTAAAGATCGTATTTGATCTTTCTGAGCAAGCAGGCGAACACGGATTAAGTGACTTTATAGCAGGACGCATGGATGCACATCGCAAGCACAGCTGGCAGCTAAGGGCTACTTCTAAAGGATAAGAACACACTACCTTAGGACCTTTGCGTTTTTAAGTGTGGGGAGGCTGCTGCCCGCAGAAAGCGATTCGCTACCGTAGACTGCTAAGTGAGCATAAATATATTATAGAATATTTGGGGAACAAAATGGACTTAAGAGCATTAATGCAGAAGTTAGAAACAATCGATAAAAAACAGATCGTTACGGAATCTGTAGAAACAAAAAAAATTATTACAGAATCAGTAGCACCTGTTCGTCAGTCTACAGTACCTGTTTTTAAGAGCTCTATTGCACGTGGCCTAGTTGAACAATTTGGTTATGAGATTGAAGAATCTACGTTAACTGAAAATCCACACGCTAGTGATCCTGCTAAATCAGCAGCATGGGCAGCATTAAGTCCCGAAGATCAGAAATGGTTAGGTGGTGCTGATCCAACTGATAAATTTATTTTAGCTCGTGCTCCTAACAAAGGTAAGCCAGCGGCAGCTCCTGCAACTAGTGCTGCTACTGGTATAGGCAATCCAGGTGAAGAAGCGGCTGCTCAGGCAGCGGCTTCAACAAGTGCCGCAACTGGCGTAGGTAACCCAGGTGAAGAAGCGGCTGCTCAGGCTGCTGCAGATAAAGCGGCTGCGCCCACAGCAGCAGATCAAGATGATGCTGACATGGGTGCCGCTATGCGAGCAAATGCTGCTGGCGGCAATTCAACTAGTGCCGCAACAGGTGTAGGCAATCCAGGCGAAGCAGCAGCAGCTCAGGCGGCAGCAGATAAAGCAATGGCGCCTGGCGCACAAGATGATGTAACAGGTGTAGATGCAGCCGTTGCTGCCAATGCTGCAAAACCAACAGGTGGTGCGGCAGCAAGTCCTGCTAAACCAGCGGCAGCAAAGCCAGCTTTTAAAGCTGATCCTGTCGGTCAATCCATTGCTAATCAATTAAAGATGACAACTCCTGATGCTATCAAATTATTCCAAAAAAATAACGGATTAACTGCAGATGGTATGATTGGCCCTGCAACAACAAAGGCTCTACAAGCTGCCGCACAAAAAATGGGAGTCACTACTACTTCTGGTGTAGGAACAAGTACAGCAGGTGCCGGTCGTGGAGGCCAAGGTGGCCCAACAGCAACTCAGATGGCAAGTGCTCCGGCACCTGCAGGTGGTACTGCAGCCAGTCCTGCTGCCAATCCAGAAGTTGCTAAAATTGATACAGAGATTAAACGTTTTAGTAGCAAAAACAATATGTCATTGCAAGCTAACAAAGACTATGTTGCTGGTTTGGAAAAGAAAAAAGCAGCGGCATCAGGTGGTACTACACAAACTCCGGCTCAACAGGCAGTTGCTAAAGACATAGGTAACTTTGCAGGGGAAAGCGTTGTTAGACAAGACGATGCTGTACTAGCAATGATTCGAAATATTCGAGTATAACAAAAAAGCACCCTAGGGTGCTTTTTTAATGCCAGTTGCCTTTTATACAATGCAGTAATTCGTGCCCTAGTATATGCATACTTGTATTTTTAGGAACAACTATAGTGCATTGGGTTAGATCACCGTTCCAAAATGCACAGCTATTGACAGCAGATTTATATTCGCTAAATCCTCTGTTTCGAGCTTCCTTGTTACACAATCCCAAAACATTGTCAGTAGGAACAATGGTCAACTGAATTTGTTTTTGACCGTTGGCAACGTCAAACTTCTTACTGGGGTTATCCCATTCGTAGAAAGATTGGGCACCAACACTAGTAGTAAAAATTAAAGATAACAGTGTAATATGTTTCATACGACAATTATACAACATTTGAATTAATCAGTCAACTCAGTTTGGCTAGATTACTGTTGACCTGTGCTGATAATTCTTGTATAATATCATTATGAATTATATTTTACAAGAATTTCCTAATATAGGATTTGTTGGGGCGTCGTTCACCGACGAGGATTTAGCCCCCATTAAAAAAGAAATCCAAACCATTAAAAATAATTTTGAAAATTTTTCAAAAGTTAATAAGGAACTAGCAGGCAATATTGTCAACGAATATAAATTAATCGATAGTAGAAACTGTATTAGTGAACTAATACTTCCATATATAAAATTACACGATGATAATTATCATTATTTGAAAGATATGAACATGTTATCAAACCCTTGTCCAGTAGTTTTAGATACGTGCTGGGTAAATTTTCAAAAAAAACACGAATTTAATCCAAACCATAACCATACAGGTGTTATGTCTTTTGTTATTTGGATGGATGTTCCTTATACTATAGACGAAGAAAACATGGCCGGCCCTGGAAAATACGGAAACCTTAATGTATCTGGCCAATTTGAATTTCAATACATTAATAGTATTGGAAGGATTTGTTCGTATATAATTAAAACAGATAAATCTTATAATAACAAAATGATTTTGTTTCCATCTAAAATGATACATTGCGTTTATCCGTTTTATTCATCAGATGAATTTAGGATATCAGTATCTGGAAATTTTAATCTTAAGGTTGCTTAATTTAAATTAAACAGTTATAATGTATAGATCAACATAGGAGAATATTTATGTCAACAAGAATGTACGGACCCGAAGAAAAAGCCAAACTAGAACGACTTATTAACGAAGGATCAACCGTTCTTCGTGAAATTGAAGATTTGAAGGAAGGGCTAAAAGAAACTGTTAAAGCAGTAGCAGAAGAATTAGAAGTTAAACCTAGCATTATTAACAGAGCCATTTCTATTGCACATAAAGACAATTGGAAAGAACACGAACAAGCGTGGAATGATATTGAAATGATTCTAGGCGTTACTAATCGGTTGCCAAAAGATGAATGAATTACTAAAACCAACATTTGATTGGATTCGAGATGACTTTAAGTCTAACAGAATTCGCTTTATTGTTGAGTTGTTTGCTTGGGCTATCAGTATTGGTTGCAGTATTACTATGGCGCTCACAGTCCCGACGCCGCCGCTTCTTACTCTGTATCCTATTTGGATTCTTGGCTGTGCCATGTATGCTTGGGCTGCTTGGACTAGGAAATCTTTTGGTATGCTGGCTAACTATATATTACTAACCACGATAGACACAGTTGGTTTAGTAAGAATGATAATTAATTAAATAAACAATAGATGGTAGGCGGGCCATAATCCGCATGTTGGTATTTGCAAGCCGTAAATTGCATAGGAGAAACTAATTTGTATGTAGACGCATTTTTTCAGCGTGACGCTGATATCGTAAAAATTGTAGAACGCAATAACGAAGGAAAACGAGTATTTAAAGAGTTTCCTGTACGTTACACGTTTTATCACACAGATCCTCGAGGTAAATTCCAAAGCATTTATGGAGAACCGTTAAGCAGGGTAACTTGTAAAAACTCCAAAGACTTCCGTAAAGAATTAAGCATACACAATAATAAAAAACTGTATGAAGCAGATATTAATCCTATATTTGTTACACTTAGTGAAAACTATCTTAATCAAGACGCACCAAAACTAAACGTAGCTTTTTGGGACATTGAAGTGGACTTCGATCCAGAACGTGGCTATGCAAGCCCCGAAGATGCGTTTATGCCTATTACTGCTATTGCGGTTCACCTACAATGGTTAGATACTCTTATTTGTTTAGCTATACCGCCAAAAGGCATGAGTATTAAACAAGCTGAAGAACTAGTTAAAGATTTTCCTAATACACATATCTTTGACAATGAGGCAGACATGTTAGATACGTTCTTGAATGTTATTCAAGATGCAGATATCTTAAGTGGCTGGAACAGTGAAGGTTTTGATATGCCTTATACTGTCAATCGTATTACTAAAGTTCTCAGCAAAGACGACACACGCAGACTATGCTTGTGGGATCAATTCCCCAAGAAGCGTGAATATGAAAAATACGGTAAGATTGCTACTACATATGACCTACACGGTCGTGTACACTTAGACAGTTTAGAACTGTATCGTAAGTATACATATGAAGAACGCCACACCTATCGATTAGATGCTATTGGAGAGATGGAGATTGGTGAAACTAAGACTGTCTACGAAGGCACACTTGATCAACTCTATAACAATGACTTTCGCAAGTTTGTTGAATATAACAGACAAGACTGTGCATTGTTAGATAAACTTGATAAGAAGTTAAAATTCATTGACCTAAGTAATAAACTAGCACACGAATGTACTGTATTACTGCAGACTACTATGGGTGCCGTGGCTGTTACTGAACAGGCTATTATTAACGAATGTCATCGTAGAGGATTTCAGGTACCTAATAGACCCAAACGAGATGAAACTACTGACAACGGTGCCGCAGGTGCTTATGTTGCTTATCCTAAAGAAGGTATTCACGATTGGATTGGTAGTTTAGACATTAACAGTCTTTATCCATCAGCCATTAGAGCACTTAACATGGGTCCAGAAACTATTGTTGGACAGTTACGTCAAGACAATACTAAAGCATACCTAGAAGATTTACAAGCCAAGGGCAAATCCTTTGCGTCGGCTTGGGAAGGTATGTTTGGTAGTATAGAGTATACTGCTGTAATGAACAAAGAAATCGGTACTGAGATTGTCATTGACTGGGAAGATGGTACTGTTGATATATTAAGTGCCGCAGAAGTGTATCAATTAATTTTTGAAAGTAATCAACCTTTTATTCTAAGTGCTAATGGTACAATTTTTACCTATGAGAAAGAAGGTATTATTCCGGGCTTGTTAAAACGTTGGTATGCGGAACGTAAAGAGATGCAGGCCAAACTTAAAGAGTGTATTCAAGCAGGGAATAAAGTTGAAGAAGAATACTGGGACAAGCGTCAGTTAGTTAAGAAAATTAACTTAAACAGCCTGTATGGTGCTATTCTTAACCCCGGTTGCAGATTCTTTGACAAACGTATTGGACAATCAACTACATTAACTGGTCGTGCTATTGCTAAACACATGGCTGGCAAAGTTAATGAAATTATTACAGGAGATAATAACCATGTTGGAAAAGCTATTATCTACGGTGACACTGATAGTTGTTATTTTTCTGCTTATAAGACGCTTAAGAAAGATATCGACTCGGGAGCGATTCCGTGGACAAAAGAAACAGTAATACAATTATATGATCAAATTGCTGAAGAAGTAAATTCAACATTCCCGCAATTTATGCTAGATGCATTTCACACTCCAAAAACTAGAGGTGAAGTTATCAAAGCAGGACGTGAGATTGTTGGCAGTAAGAGTTTGTTTATTACTAAAAAACGTTATGCTGTTCTTTATTATGATAAAGAAGGCAAACGACTTGATGTAGATGACAAGCCTGGTAAGATCAAGGCCATGGGATTAGACCTTAAGCGTAGTGATACACCTGAATTTATTCAAAACTTCTTAAGCGATATTTTAGAAAAAGTACTTACAGGTAATACTGAAACACAGGTACTAGATCATATTACTGAGTTTCGGACTAACTTCAAAGCCCGTCCGGGTTGGGAGAAAGGTAGTCCAAAACGTGCTAACAATATTTCAGCGTATCGCGGCAAGGAAGAGAAAGCAGGTAAGACTAACATGCCCGGACACGTTCGTGCAAGTCTTAACTGGAATACTCTAAAGCGTATGATGGATGACAAGTATTCAATGCAGATTACAGACGGTGCCAAAGTTATTGTCTGTAAGCTAAAAGATAATCCGTTAGGATTTACCAGTGTAGCTTATCCGGTTGATGAACTACGCTTGCCAAAGTGGTTCAAAGATTTACCTTTTGACCACGAAGAAATGGAATCTACAATTATTGACAACAAGTTAGAAAATCTAATCGGAGTTCTTAATTGGGATATCAGATCAACCGAACAGACAAATACTTTTAATAAATTATTTGACTTCTAATCTAAAAACCTATATACTAACACAAAGGAAACATTATGAAAGACATTTTACAAGACATCGTAGCACATACACATCAATTAGGCTTCTTACCACTGGTTAAGGTCACTGGCGAAAAAGATTCTACTACAATCGAATCAATGGCCGAAGACCGTAGTGTTATTGTTACTGCAAAAACACACAAAGAGGTGCCTGAGTTCGAAGGTGTGTTTGGCATGCCTAATTTAGACAAGTTAGCATTACACTTAAAGAATCCGGAATACAAAGAAGGTTCTAGTATTGAGGTTGTTAAACAACAACGTAATGGAGTTGATACTCCTACTAATTTACACTTTGAAAACTCTACAGGAGACTTTGTTAATGACTATCGCTTTATGAATAGCGAGATTATTAATGAAAAACTTAAGACAGTTAAGTTTAAAGGTGCTAACTGGGATATCGAATTTGAACCTACAGTTGCTAGTATGGGGCGGTTGAAATTACAGGCAAGTGCTCATACAGAAGAAAACGTTTTTCAAGTTAAAACAGAAGACGGTGATCTAGTATTCTTCTTTGGTGATGCAAGTACCCACGCAGGTAGTTTTACATTCCAGTCAGGAGTTAAGGGCAAATTACGTCAAGCATGGTCATGGCCTGTTAATCAAGTTATGAGCATTCTTGCGCTTACAGGCGACAAGACTATGCGTATTGCAGACGCAGGTGCTATGCAAATTACAGTTGATTCAGGACTTGCTGAATACAACTACATTCTGCCAGCACAAAGCAAATAATGAATAGTGTACAAATATTATCTGCATGTTTAGCATTCTTAGTTCTATGTGGTGCTGTATATCGCCACATAGGATTTGATAAGATGAAAGAATGTTATGGCATGTGGTTTACAAAGGAATACTGGACCGATTACAATACTGTAGAGTTTGCCAGTTGGGCCGCAAAGGCTTGTATTATTATTCCTGGTTTAATATTTGGTATACAAATTTGGTGGTTATATTTTTTTACTCTAGCAACAAGCCTAACGCTTATATGGGCTAGCGAAAAGAAATTACTACCAACACTAGTAGGATTTAACACTATATGGGTATGGATTAGCTGTATGGTATTGGCACAACATTTGATATGAATAAAAATCTAACAGCAACACAAAGCGACTACGCATACTTCTTGCCGGCTACGTCAGGTTTCTACTCAACGTTCATAGGCAAACAACGCTATGGAAACTATGTAGATCCTGCACGTATTCCGCCAAGTCTAGCAAATGGTGTAGAAAGTCTCAACTATCTAAATCCAGATAAGGGTGCGTTCTACTTTGATCATTGTCTTTACTCTGCAGGACATGCTAACTTAGATCTAACCAAGCCAGATGAAACTGAGGACATGTTCCGTAATAGAGACCGCAGTACCTCGTGGGTCTTAGGTGACTCGGGTGGATTCCAGATTGGTAAAGGTGTATGGGAAGGCGAGTGGCGTGATCCTACAGGTCCAGAAGTTGCTGCCATGTGGGCAGAAGTCAATGCCAAAGGTGTTGAGCTAGTGCCACAACTGCATCCTACTGGCGATCCTAAAACTGATAAGAATGGTAATCCTAAGTACACCAAAGTAGATCATCCTAAACTGTATCAGGCCCGTTTAGATGCCGCACAGAAAAAGCGTGAACAAGTATTGACTTGGATGGACACGTTAATGGACTATGGCATGGTACTTGATATTCCAGCTTGGGTGGAACGCAGTCCTGCAGGACGTAAGGCCACTGGTATTGAATCGTATCAACAGGCAGTAAATGCTACTAGATTTAATAATGAATACTTTATTAAACATCGTAATGGTAACTGCAAGTTCTTAAATGTTCTACAAGGTGAAACACACGAACAAGCAGATGATTGGTATCAGCAAGTTAAAGACTTTTGCGATACTAAAGTCTACGGTGCTAAAGCGTTTAATGGTTGGGGCATGGGTGGGCAGAACATGTGTGATATTCACCTTGTACTCAAACGACTGGTAGCTCTACGCTTTGACGGCCTATTAGAACAGGGTCAACATGATTGGATGCACTTCTTAGGTACATCAAAGTTAGAGTGGGCTGTGTTGTTAACAGACATTCAACGTGCTGTACGCAAGTATCACAATCCAGACTTTACTATATCGTTCGACTGTGCTAGCCCGTTCTTAGCCACTGCTAATGGCCAGATCTATATTAATACAGAAACTGAAGATCGTACTAAATGGGTCTATCGTATGCAGGCGAGTGCGGATGATAAGAAGTATGCTACTGACAGCCGCTTGTTTAAAGATGCTGTATTGCAGGATAAGATATTTGAGAAGTTTGAATCAAGTCCAATTATTGATCAAATGCAGATGAAAGAAATTTGTATCTACGCCCCAGGCGACCTAAATAAGAATGGTAAGGAAGGCTCTACTAGTTGGGATTCATTTAGCTATGCACTAATGATGGGTCATAATGTTTGGATGCACCTTAATGCTGTACAAGAAGCCAATCGGCAATATGATTTGGGCAAATTGCCTGCAATGTTAGTTGACGAACGCTTCGATAGAGTGTATTATAAGGACATAGTAAATGCAATCTTTGCTTGTGATAACAGAGACGATGCTAATGCAATCGTTGAGTATTACAGTAAGTTTTGGATGACTATTATCGGTACACGTGGTGCAACTGGCAAGAAGACTGTTAATGCACACACTAAAGCTGAGGAATTTGGTATTCCTACTGCGGACTTTTCCGATTTAAGAATTTCTAAACCGCAAGAACCTGTTGTTACAACTTTTGATAGTTTATTTGAATGACATTACCTGACGAAAGATACCGTGCTGTTATGCAGACAGCCAAATTTCTAAAATCATTATCATACTCTAGCGAAACTAAGCGTGTTCCGTTAGTAGTACGTCAAGAGGCTCGACGTCTTCTTAGGCACTATCCCAGCGAATGGGATATGCAATACGCAGCGGGTCAGGCGCCAGAGGTGTTTCAAGAACGTATGGAAGAAGTAACTAGACTGTTCAAACAATACGAAGAAGGTAAGAAAAATGAAGCGTGATTATACAGATGGTGTTGCAGATGATGTAGTATTCTTTATCGGCAATGAGGTAGAACATACTCCTGCATTTGGCTTGCGTACATTATTTGTTACAGGTGTGCAGCCAGTAGACGCTATTGCGCAAAACTTGCAAGGTTGTGAACACATCTTTTTTGGTGCCAATCACAGTTTCAATCCTGCTTTCAACGATTATAATGGGTGGAAGGCCTGGGAAGAAATGATTGAATTCTTTCTTGAAAAAGGTTATCTATGCAGTCTTGACATTCCACTAAGTGCTGTAGAAGAATTCCACGATGGTGGATTAAACGAACACGCAAACTTTATCCCACAGATAAGAGTGCCAATTCCTTATATAAAACTTTGGAATTATAATACAATGCTTAAAATCGATGACAAAGATTTTAAAGCAACTAATCCCGGTGTATGGTCCCACAGTCTACATACACTAATGGATCGTAGTAAGTTTACAGACTGGAATCAATACAAAAACGATGAGATCGTAAAATGATTATTCGACAAGACGTTCGCCCTAATAAAATGATTTGGGTTACCTTTAACAAAGAAGGTATGCACAAGTACCCAGCCGCACTTACAGATCCTGCACTTGCAACAGGTGATGAATATGACGTAAGTTTTCTAGGCTATCCACATCGTCACATCTTCCACTTTAAAGTTTGGATTGGTGTTACACACGATGATCGTGATATTGAGTTTATTCAGTTTAAACGATGGTTGCTAAATCTTTACAAAGATGCTACACTAAGTTTAGATTATAAGAGTTGTGAGATGATGTCAGGCGATTTGTATGACGCTATCTCTACAAAGTATCCAGACCGTGAGGTCTGGATTGAGGTCTCCGAAGACGGAGAAAATGGTTCATTTATTAAATATTAAGGAAAGCTATAATGGCTAAGAACTATCGCGATGTTAACTATTGGGAAGCTAAACCTGAGATTGTTAAAATCTTTGATGATCTAGAAAAGTTTCACGATTTTTGTCGATTTGAACTGTGTGACTTTAATGAGGCTAATCTCTACAACAGAGAAAGCCAAGTGTGGAACAACTACTACTATAGTACTCGTCCACGTAAGCCACGAGGCGAGTATAATCGCAGCGGTAACAACAACTATCGTCAACGCAATGACAATTTTTCTCGTTGATCTAGAATCAGTTGAAACTAGGTACACAGGACAATGGAAGTCCCATGTACCTAAGCTCTTACGAAAGGCAGGACACAATGTCAACATTATATCAGGTCCTACGGACATTCCTAGTGCTACCACTCCTGGAGCATTTCTCAACTTTGGTGGAACTAATATATACAAAGCTAGTCAAGTGGAGCAGATGGGTCGTTTATTTTGTAGCGGATCCGTTTGTCCCGGCGATCATTTTGTGTTTACTGATGCTTGGCATCCAGGTATCATTAATCTAAAGTACATGAGTGAGTTACTGAACATTCCGGTAACTACACATGGATTATGGCATGCAGGCAGTTATGATCCGCAAGACTTTTTAGGACGTCTTGTTGGCAACAAACCTTGGGTCAGAAATGCTGAGAAAAGTTTCTATCATGCCTTTGATCATAACTACTTTGCCACAGAGTTTCATATTGAGTTGTTTATGCGTAATCTGCTCAATGACGGTATGATTGCAGAAAATCCATGGTTTGAAGATGATCTACGAGGAGCGCTTGAAGGAAGATTTTCTAAAATAGTTCGCACTGGTTGGCCTATGGAGTATATGAACTCAACGTTAACTATGTATAAGAATATGCCCAAACGTGATCTTATTCTGTTTCCACATCGTATTGCACCAGAGAAGCAAGTTGAAATTTTTAGAGATTTAAAACACTGGTTGCCTCAATATGAGTTTGTAGTGTGTCAAGATCAGCAACTGACAAAAAATGAATATCATAATTTGTTAGGTGAAGCTAAAATTGTATTCAGTGCTAATCTACAAGAAACACTTGGTATTAGTTGTTATGAAGGTGCTATAGTAGATGCTATCCCTATGGTACCAGATCGCTTGTCGTACAGTGAAATGTATTTTGACACTTTCAAATATCCTAGTGAATGGACTGAAAGTTTTGAAACATATGAAGTATATCGACCTGCAATTTGTAATAAAATCATTCAATATATAAATCATTACGAACAGTTCGTACCTCAAGTTCGTAAACAAACAGAGACATTATATGAGCAATTCTTCTCAGCCAAAGAACTTGTTAGACAGTTTAGTTAATGATACGATGATGTCTACAGGTGCAGTTGGGTCTACCTGTGATACTATTACTATTACTAGCAGTGATTATTCTTACAATTCTCACGACTTCGGAACAATTACACTACCATCTAGTGTTGGGGCTGCTCAATCTGTGTATACTGTAGGGTCTGGAATTACTATTAATGATATTGACATAAACACTGATCAATTTACTTTTAATTTTCCAGAAGAATGGGTTGATTCATTTCCAGAATGGGATAGAGTCAAAGATATGTGTGAAAAATATCCAGGTTTAGAAATAGCCTTTAGAAATTTTCAAACTGTTTATCAATTAGTAAAGGATGATTATGATAATCCAACTCCTAAAAAATAAATTTTTTAGTTTTTTAGAACGTAATGATCGTAAAAGAATTATTATGGATCGTGTAGACAACGAACCATATCTAGAACGTTATTATGTTTTTCTTAAAGATAGAAAAATGTTCCCGTTTAACATATTCCTACACAAATTTCTTAAGTCAGACCCCGATGATGTACATGATCACCCATGGCCTTACGCTACTCTAATTTTAAAAGGTGGCTACTATGAATGGACGCCAATCTTTGATAGCAACGGTGCTAAGATCGGTGAAACACAACATTGGCGGCGGCCTGGTCATTTTCGCACCTGTAGTGCAAACAGTTATCATCGTATTGAGCTTGATCCTAGCGTAGACTGCTGGACTTTGTTTATGCCGGGCCCGCAAAAGCGTGAATGGGGATTCTTAGTTAAGAACAAATGGATACACAATGAGCAATATCTCGAACAACGCAAAATCGGCACTTGACACGATACAACAGCTTTATACCACTAACACTACTGCTGGACAGTTTTTAACAAGTGGATCAAATGGTACTAGTTGGACTAATACTACTGGTATAGCCGACAGTGTAATGGTTGCCAGAAATAATCCAGCAGAATTAGAAGTCAAAGGTCGAATGGTTATTAATGGACGAGATCTAGAGGAACGGTTAAACACAATCGAAACAGTGTTGCAAATTCCCGAGCGTGATGTTATACTAGAAAAGAAGCATCCAAAGCTAAAGAAATTGTATGAAGAATACATTCATGCTTTGGCAAAGTACAGAACTTGGGAGGCAATTAAAGGTGAAGAATGATGATGTAGAATCTCGCATGCGAGAACTTATGCAACCTATAGATCAACAAATCTATATGTGTGATAATCCAGAAGATATGTTAATGATTGCTTGTGCTATGTTGCAACGAGTTCGAGAAATTTTTGACGAAAATTTAGGTGAAGACGGTCGTAAACGAATGTTTAAGGACATGGTCTAATGACAACTGATTTAGAAAAGGCATTAAATGAAAAAAGAGCTCCGTGGACAGAAATTGAATTCAGAAAAAAAGACTTTTGGATCTTCAGAGATGCTTATCCAGTTACCCAGGGGCATTTGTTATTTGTGCCTACCCAAGAGTCACGTAACCATCTCTGGGAGTGTTACAAAGCAGCCTACAAATTCGGATTCGAAGGGGTCGAAGCAGAACGTTGGGATGGCTTTAACATCGGGCAGAACGTCGGCAAAACAGCTGGACAAACAGTAATGTATCCCCATGTACATATGATTCCGCGTCGAAAAGGTGATATGGAAGATCCGCGAGGGGGCGTTAGACATGTTATACCAGAAAAAGGTAATTATCGTAAATGATTACTTTAGAAAAAACTTGGTGGACTAACATCTCTAATCCAGACCAGATTATAAAAGTTGATTGGAGTCACGGTATAAATGTTGCATACGGATGGAACGAAGCATGTGCTAAAGTATTATCAGTATTTGGATTGCCAGGTGAGAGATTCTACTACAGACCTAAAGAAGATTATATGATTTTTATTTTTAAATCAATAAAGGATGCAAAATTGTGTCGTATATTGTTAAGTGAGGTTATGTGACTAAAATAGGTATTGTCGGATTAGGCTTTGTCGGCGAAGCTGTACTTAATGCCTACGAAACTCTGTTTACTAACGTAGTTGTTGTGGATATTGATCCAAAAAAATCTACAGGAACGTATGCAGATTTGCAAGACTGCGAGGCTGTGTTTGTATGTGTGCCTAGCCCTAGTAAAGATTCCGGCGAATGCGATACCAGTATACTAAACTCTGTGCTCTACATGTTGCAGGATTATAAAAATGTAATTATTAGCAAGACCACTGCAACTCCACAGTTCTACGAAAAGATGCAGACAGTCTACCCTAATCTTGTACACATACCAGAGTTCTTAACTGCGGCTAACGCTAACGAAGATTATCTCAAAGAAATTAATGCTATTATAGGTGGTAAGATTGCTGCCTATAGAAATGAAGCTGAACGCATTATTAAACTAGTACAGCCCATAACAATGGTAGAGCACTGTAGTATAGGCGAAGCTGCCTTTGTCAAATATACAATTAACTGTTATCTAGCCACTAAAGTAGTGTTTATGAATGAGATGTCAGAGCTGGCAGTAGCACACGGATACCAGTGGGATTCTATTAGAATGTATCTGTCAGAAGACAACCGTATTGGGTTAAGCCATATGCAAGTGCCTGGACCAGACGGGCACTATGGATTTGGTGGTATGTGCTTTCCAAAAGATACCACAGCTTGGGTAAAATATGCAGGCAAACTAGGCGTACAATTGAGCGTATTGAAGTCTGCAATAAAGAAAAATGTCCTATTTAGGTTGCAAAAACCTAAATAATCTAGTACAATGTACAATAGTCATCCACGACAATAACTCGGAGAATAATAAATTGACAAGAGAATTTACACCAGATCCTGCACTTAAACCTACACCAGAATTTAAAGCAGATGAATATGTAACTTTGAAAAAAGAAACAGGCCTGGACGCAATGGCAGGTGATGGCGGATATAAAGAAGGTACCTTAGCAGGTGCAATCCGCATGAAGATGAAACGTGAAGGCAAACGTTTTTGGGCAGGCGACAACATTAGTGAATACGTTCACTTTACAGATGTTGATAATCTAATCGACGAAGCAACAGTAGCATTTGAAAAAGTTCTTGATTCACTACTCATTGATCGTGAAACAGATCCAAACTCAAAAGGCACAGCACGTAGACTGGCTAAAATGTACTTTAATGAAATAATGGCAGGAAGATATGAAACACCACCAGACGCAACAGCATTTCCAAATGATTCGGCGGACCGTTACGAAGGTATGCTTGTTGTACGTAGTGAGTTGCGCAGTATGTGTAGCCATCATCACCAACCCGTTAGTGG